AAAAGCCTTTGCATCTTGTGCATCTCTCGTGGGATGCCCATACCAAGGTCCAGCAACGTGAAACGCGATGCGTTGTTGCTGGCTGGTTGCCCTGTGCTGCGACGTTGGCAGGTGTTTTGTCGGACGGTTGGGAAGCCTTTTGGGGTTTCCTTTCCAATGCCTACACCTTCTGGCCGAACAGCTCAGGATCGCTTGAGTTGGTTGAAGTCCTTTTGTGAATTGGGACTTCAGTCTCCTAGTCTTCATCCGTGGCATGAATTCATGGGACGGGCTCGGTTATCTTCGGATAGCCGTCGGTCTGTCTTCATGTCACTATTTCTTTTCCGGAAAGTTTTGCCGTCACCTCGGCCAGATCTCGCTTCTTACGCGAAAAAAATGTCGGAGCCATCTCCTGAACCCGATGAGGGTTTTCTCCGATATGTAAGAAGAACAGTTCCTAAGCTGTTTCCTCCCGGCTGGGACTTGACTTTGTACCCGAATGCTTGTCTTTCGGCTACGTTGCCTATCAAGTCGTGTCGGACGCGGGGTCTGTCCCAGGGTGGTTCTAGAGCTGAATATCTTTTGCATGGCACGAATTTGTCCGGTTTCAATTCCTCTCCTGAGGAGTTGAATCGTGCCATTCAGAAGGCGAATGCTGCTGCGGGGTGGACAAGGCACCAGGTATTCGTCTTGGAGGCTCTCACGAGAGAGTCTCCTATTGATATTTGTCCGTCCAGACTTCGGTCTGTCGAGACGGGGGGTAAGTGGAGGACAATTAGCGTTGGTGACGTTAATTGTAATTTAGCTAGGCCTCTACATACTGCTATCTATAACCACATTTCACGTTTCAAGTGGCTTTTGCGAGGGGACGCTAAGCCGCGGAGGTTCGCTGAGTTTACGCCTCAACCAGGTCAAGTTTTTGTTAGTGGCGACTATGAATCTGCCACTGACAATCTTAATGGTTGGGTCCAGCGTGAGTTGTTGGATTTGATCCTTAACCAGGCGACTCAGATCCCGAGAGGGATTGCGGACCTCGGTAGACAGTTGCTCCGGACTCCCACGCAATGGGAGGATGATGGCCCGGTTGTTTACCAGGAGCGTGGTCAATTGATGGGAAACTTGGTTAGTTTCCCCCTCCTCTGCCTTGTCAATTACCTGGCTTTCAGGTATTTCTCAGGGTCGAGTGGACCCGTGCGCATCAACGGGGACGATATTGTATTTCGCGGCACTCCGGCGGAGTACGATCGTTGGAGGGGCGGGATTAACCGATCCGGTCTAGTCCTCTCACCCGGGAAGACGATGGTTGATCGTCGTTACTTTTCACTGAATAGTGCTCTCTTTAAGGCATCTGATCGGAAGATTAGTATCGTTCCCTGTATTCGCTCCGCCGCTTTTGGTCTTCGGACTGATTGCGGTGGTGTGGAAACTCTGCGGGGGAGGTACAGTTCGTTTTGCCCTGGATTCTTTGGGTCCAGGCGATCGTTGCTCCGGGTTGAGTTCTTGAAGTGGAATGCTAAGTACATCCTGTCTTCGGATAGGTCTGTTTCCCGTGGACTAGGTCTTCCTGTCTACCGTCATGAGCTTATTCATAGCCACCTTTGGGATCGAGAGGCGCATTACCTCTCTATGGAGTCCGAAAGGCCTCTTCCTGTTTCGAAAGGGCATTTGGAGCAGGATAAGGTCCCAGAGGGTTGGGAGCTACTTGAGGTAGATAAGCTGACAAAGAAGATGCGTGAGAACCTCCGATTGATCGGGCCTGAGTTTATAGCTTGTGCCTGGTCGGACCCTAAAAGGGTTGGGGGGTTGGACAAGTTCGATTACAAGGCCGAGGTTGTTCGGACGGGTTCTGGTCCGTTCCTCGGTCACTGCAGGAGGCCGCTAAAATGCTTGGCTGCCTTGCTGGGGTTGTCTCGTGCCAATGCTCGGCGTTATCTCACCCCAAAGGTGGGACGTCCGGTGGAGTATTGGTGGAGGCGTAATCGAATTCGAGTGTGGCAACCAGTCAGTCCGATTCGTTCGGTTACTGAATCGCGCACGGAAGTTGAGGTGAATATGGGTCTGGGGGGGTGTCCTGTCTGTTACGAAGCCTCGGTGACTCGTGTGACCACTTGTGGTCATGGGTTTTGTCGAGTGTGTTCGGGGGCTTGGTTTGTACACGAAAAGACGCCTTGCCCTTGTTGTCGTGAGGAGGTTTCCCCTCCTCTCGGCCGTTTCAGTCGGGTTGCTCCTCCTGACCTTGTCTCCAGTATCGTGGTGGCACAATCTACGGATTACACCGGCCTCGGTACACAGTCGGCGGCCGTTTGTTCGGTAGCTGGCGAGGGCTTCGGGCCCCACAGCAGTGAAACTGCTGCGTTGGGAAGACGGATCTTCCAGGGTTCCATCGCTTTCGTGAGTGGTGGTTTCTTGGAGGATTGCTCCGGCGTTGAAGCCGGCGGTGGTCATCCAATCAAAGTCCAAGGTATTCATTTGTCATGAGACCCTTCGACCTCTTAATGTCTTCCACGGACGTAAAAC